ATGTGCGTGCATCCGGCTTGAGCGATGGAGGCGGGCTTCGCTCGAATCCCACCGTCGCGTGGCTCAACAGCGCCGCGAATCTGGTGGCGCGGACTCCGCAGTCGCTATTCATGGACGATCGGCAGCTTTCAAAGACCGACGTCCGCAACTTCACCAACACGTTCATCCCCAACATCTTCGGCCTCAAGCGTGGCATCGAAGCCTTACTCGGGGAGAACCTGCCCGACAGTGCGAGTGTGCGATGAAGAAACCAAAGACCGACCCACAGCAGATCGCCGACGCCATCGACAAGCGGCTCATCGACGCCATCGACAACGGCGTCGACGTCAGCGACGGCAACGGCGGAACGATCAAAGTCACCGCCCCGGCAAAGTTCGTTGAAGTCGCCATGAAGCGGCTTGAGCAGCTTGGAGCACTGGACGGAGCACGCACCGGAACGCCCGCGGGCGAACTGGCAAAGCGAGCAGAACGCATCAAGAAGGCGTTCGGCGGCAACCTCAAGATCGCCGGCGGTCCGCCACCGATCGACGTCGAGGCACAGTCGGCCTAGCCCATGCCAGAACTCAGCAAGAAGGCGACGACGCGACTCAAACAGGCCGCGGGGCTTTCCTACGAAGACCTGTTATTCGCGGACATCCGTTTCTTCATGAAAGAGTTGTGGCTTGCCATCGGCAGCGACAACGAAGAAGGCACCGGCCTTGCCCCCCTGTCCGAAATCGAACTGGACATGGCCGAGTATCTTGCCCACGGGCCCAGCCGTCGCATCGTGCTCGGAACCCGCGGCATCGGCAAGACCTACATCGAAGCCGCCGTCACCTGCTTCAAATGGAACCGCGACCCGAACCGCAAGGTGCTCGCCATCAGCAAGTCGCAGGAAGCCGTCAATAAGACGAGCACGCTGATTCGACACTGGATCTCGACCGTCTCGTTCCTCAAGCACCTCAAGCCCCGCAAGGACCAGCGCGACTCCCTCACGTCCTTCGAGCTCAGCGGCAGCGACACGGGCCGCCAGCCGTCGTTCTTCATTCTGGGCATCGGCGGTCAGGTCGACAACAACCGCGGCCACACCGTCTGGCTGGACGACGTTGAAACCCTCAAGAACTCAATGACGCTACAATCGCGTCAGGAACTTCGCCGGACGGTCGGCAACGTCGCGTTCTGCTTGTTCCCCGACATCCCGCCCGAGCGCGGCGGACCCATCGACGGGACCGAAACCGTCTACACCCTCACGCCGAAGCACGAAGAAACGCTCGCCAAAGACCTCATGGCCGAGGGGTTCGACGTCCGGGCCTATCCCCTTTGCGTCCCCGGCCCCGGGGAAAAGAACTTCCCCTTGGCGCCGGCGGTCAAGAAGGCAATCGCCGAGGGCCGGTACCGCAAGAGCGACGGCTGCCTACTGCCCCACCGCTTCACCGAAGACGACGTTCGCAAGCTCAAGGCCAAGCGTTCGCTCTATCTGCGCGAATGCCAGATGGTCATGACGCTGGGCGAGTCAGACCGCTACCCGCTCAAACTCAAGGACTTCATCGTCTTCGACATCGGCAACGAAACCGCCCCGATCCACCTGTCTTGGGGCCTCAAGGACCACAACGGATCCACGGGCTTGCCGATCACCTCGATAGGCCTAGGCGACGACCGGTTCTATTCCGCGGCTCAGGTCGACAAGCACTGGGCGCCGTTCACCCAAACCCGCATGAGGATCGACCAGGCGGGCATGGGCAAGGACGGATTCCCCTACATCGTCGGAAGCCACCTCAATGGCTTTGTCCACATCCGCCGGCTCGGTGAAGTCATGGGCGGACCGACCGAGAAGAACTACGAGCACATCGCAATGGTCGCTCGGGACACCAACACGACGACGATCACGCTCGAGACCAACTTCGGCGGGCCCGCCTACGCCAACAGCCTACAGGTCCACTGCAACCGGCTCAAGATCGCCCCGGGCACCGACGCCAAGCGACCCAACGGCTGGGCCTGCAATGTCGAAACCAAGCACGCCCACGTCAAGAAGCAGATCCGAATCATCGATTCGATCGAGCCGTGGCTTGGTGCGCACCGTGTCGTCATCACCCCCGAGATCGCGATGGATCAGGAGTGGCAGCGGCAGATCACGCGAAGCAGCCGCGAGAACAGCACCCTCGACAAAGACGACAAGGCGGACGTGACGGCGGGCCTTCTCGAAGACTTCGAGGACATGAGCCGAATCGATCCGGGCCGCGCGGCAGGCAAACCCGCCGACGACCCCGAAACCGTCGAACGTATCAAGAAGCTGCTCAAGAAGTACCAGCCCGGTTCGGTCAACTGGATCGGCCGCGGCAAGCCCTCAGCCATCAAATCACCCAGGAGCCGTCACCCATGACCAGTACCCAGCCCGTCCCCAAGAAGCCAGTTGTCTACGTCTCGTGCCCGTTTGGCGTCCTCAGTGGCATATCCGCCCAACTCGTCTCCGCCGGCGCAGTGCCGGTAGTTGGATGGATCGCACCAGGCCTGTTCGGAGCAATACCCCCCGAACTCACCAAAGCCATCGTCGGCAAGTGTGACGCCGTTTTCGTCCCCGGCATCGTGGCCGGAGACATGAACACCGAGATCGCCGGCGCGACCGAAGCAGGCGTCCCCGTCTTCAACGACTGGGATGCCATGCAGGACTTCATCCGCCAGTTCGGTGGGATCCAGATCACAGTGAAGGCACGGAAGACAACGAAGAAGGAGTCGAAGTCATGAAGACCATTCTGCTACACGACCCGGTTTCGAATTCGCCCGTCCTTGTTCGCTCCCGCACCGTCGCTCGAGCAATTCCACGCCGGCGCCGGCTGCCCATGATCGCGATGGCCCTCCCCATGTTCTTTGGCTGGGCTGGCATTGGCGAACTGGCATATCGGTGGGCGACAGGTCCGCAGGCTGGCACGGCTCCGCTCATTCAGATCAAGCGAGCCACTGTGTCGTCGGCAGGATGACTAGGCCGGAAGCGGGTTCAGTCCGGCCCGCTCCCGCATTTCGTTGATCCTCGACCCCAGGCCGCCAGCAGATTCCATTGCGTTCATCGCTCGTTCACGTCGCAACCAGCAGCGCCGGACGCCGCATTCGAGGTGCATCGCGTCGCGAACCCAGCGGTTGCCCATCTTCGTGCATCTCACAATGTGCAGTTCCCCGGCACGGATACGAACTTGACAGCCCCGGAACGTGCAGAACGCGGGCTCCTTCGAAACAGCGGCAAATACGCTGTTCCCGATCACCTTGAATCCTTCGTCTGCCAGTGCCTTCGCGTGCGTGTCCATGACGAAAAACATACCGTCGTGGCCGCTTCACGCAAGTACCGGCGAGAAATCTGGAAGATTGTCAAATCACGTCCGCACTACGTCGGCAGTACGTTCTCGATACATCTACCCCCTTGTTTTCATCGCTGTCAGAAACTAGCGAAACTTCGTTTTCCTTGACTTATTTTTGAGGGCCTCAAAGATCGAAGACCTCACGGAGACAAAGTCGCAGGCAGTCTGCGCATGCAGACGACCATTCGTCGACGTCAACGACTACGCCGCCTGTGACCTCACCCCTTCGGGGTTCGGATCAGCATGGAAAGGCAGGGGAGGAAAGGCAGATGGAATCATGGAAGCCGATTGACGGGTTCGGCAATCGCTACGAGGTTTCCGATATTGGTCGGGTGCGGCGAGTTGGTCGGTACGCGCGAAAGAACGACGGCGGCGTGCTGTCGCCGAGAATTCTCAACGGTTATCCAACTGCCACTCTGTCTCACGAGTGCAAAGGAAAAGCCATTGGAGTTCACCGGCTGGTTGCGATGGCGTTTGTTCCGAACCCTGACAACAAGCCCCACGTCAACCACATCGACAACAACACGATGAACTCGCACGCCTCCAACCTGGAGTGGTGCACGCCGATGGAAAACGTTCATCACGCGATGAAGACCGGATCTTTTGTCCGGGGCGAAAAGAACGGCATGGCGAAACTGACGGCGGCAGACATCGAGCTTGCAACGATCCTGCGTCGAGACGGAATGAGCGGAACCAAAATCGCCGCAAGATTCGGAGTTACAAACGCCACGATGTACAAGGCGTTGAGCGGTAAGACTTGGCAGAGAAAAACGGCCTGAAAAAAATGGATCGCATTAGTTTGCGGTCCGTTGATGAACTGGAAAGCGCGAACCCCCCAGTCGATCGCGTGCGGGCGTGTGTGACGAGCCAAAATCGTGCCGCGTGCTTACCCATAGCACGGGCAAACGCTACAAATCAGGCTGTTTCCGTTGATTCTTTGCGCGTTTCTTTGCGCCAGTGGCCACGCTGAGACAGAAACAGGCTCGGAAGCGTGCTGAAACAGGTGCGGAAGTGGGCACTAGTGAGTGTTCCGACCCCGTCACAGTGTTTTTCGACGGCGTGCAGTGGCGTGCCGGTGCAGCGTGACGACGTGTAGAAGCGGGCAGAAACCGACACAGAACCGAGTCGAAAGAGCAACAGAAGCAAAAGAATCTTTTGGAAATTGTCGCAACAATGTTGCAACATGTAGCCGATGGGAGTAGTATCAGGGGAGTCGGGCGTAGTGCTCGGCTCATAAAGCGTGCTGAAACACGCGGGAGAATTGAAATGCCCAATGGATCGCAACTGACAAACGCGGCACAGGCAACCGAAATCGCAATGGCGCAATATCGCCGGTTCAAGGCGAAGCACGCGGACTGCGTGCTTCTGTTCCGAATCGGCGACTTCTACGAAATGTTTGATAGCGACGCAGTCGCGGTGAGCAAGGCGATCGGGCTCACGCTGACGCAGCGGACCGGGGGAGTCCCGATGGCAGGGGTTCCATACCACCAGCTAGAGAACTACCTGAAGAAACTCATTGAGAAGGGGTTTCGTGTAGCTGTTTGCGAAAAGACTGAAGGCGGTGTCGCATGATGACCCTTACCGAGAAATACCGCCCGCGTACGTTGTCCGAAGTCGTCGCACAGCCCAAGGCCATTGCGGCACTGGAGCGAATCCGCAAGCGTTCGGGCACGTTCGCCGGCCGTGCGTATTGGGTGTCCGGCCCGAGCGGATGCGGGAAATCGACCATTGCCGAAATTGTGGCGAAGTCGGTCGAGGGTGCCGCGATCGTCCGCCATGCCGCGGACTGTTTCGGGGCGGAGGAAATGCGGGATCTGGCGGAACAAATTGAGATGCTGGGCAGGTCGCTGCCGGGGTTCGGCCTGGCTTGCATCATCGACGAGGCGCACGGACTGCGGGCGCCGATCATCCGCCAATTGCTCGTTGCGATCGAGCGAATCGAGGCGCTCGGGGCGAATGCGGTAATCATCTTCACCACCACCAAAGAGGGTGAGGAGGAAATGTTTGAGGACTCGATCGAGCAGCACCCGCTTTTGCATCGGTGCGCCGAGATTCGGGTAACGAGCCAGGGGGCAGCTAAGCCATTCGCGGCACGAGCGGCGGAGATCGCACGGGCGGAAGGAATCGAATTGACCGAGGAAGATGCCCTGAAACTCGCGTACAAGGCGAAGTGTTCGATGCGGGGGATTTTGCGGGCGATCGAGACGGCCGCTTAGAAGACCATCCACGCGCATCGGCCTAGCGGTCGATTCGCGTTTTCCCGCTGAAAACGGGTATAAGGAGATTCACCATGTTGAAAGGATCGCAAGCGTTGATGGCCGCAATCGAATCGGGTTCGCCAGTGCCGACGAATGAGAGGCAGGCCGCGGAACTGGCGAAGCACACGCCGGGACCGTGGCACGTCTTAGACGGCGCGGTGTTGTGCGAAGGAATCAACGCCTACGGGAATTGGCATATCTGCCGGTTCGACCGATGCGAGCAGCCAAACACGGCTGAAGACAACGCCAACGCCCGCCTAATCGCTGCCGCGCCGGAACTGCTGGAGGCGTGCCAGGCAGCAGTGTTTGGGGCGAATCACATCGACTGTGTTCGGGCGATGCAGGAAGTTCTCCCGCGGATCCGCGCCGCAATCGCCAAGGCTGGGGGTGCGAAGTGACACGCAAACCACATAACGGAAACGCGGGCTACGTCTGCGAACTCAAGAGCAAGCATCCGAAGTTGCCGGGTCACATCGTCATATATGACAGAGACGCAGACCCGTCGCCGGGAATCGACGCCGACCATCGCTGGATCGTGATGCACCATCCAACGAACGCGGCAGCGGATTCGCACCTTGTCGCCGTACCAACTCTCAAGACCGCCAGGGCGTTGATGAAAGACATGGCAAACGGTGGCGACACGGCAGACTTGGGGCAGCACGAGCCGGCAGCCTGACTTTTTCACCCTCTCCGCCCTACCCGGCGAAGGGGGTTTTCCTGCTGAAACAGGTAAAGGAGAACCCAATGAGCAACAACGGACACAGAGACGGCGGGCCATTCCATCCAACGCCCGTAGACCACAAGGGCGGGCACGGCGGACCGAGGGGCGCAAGCCTTCGGGAAGTCGTCGCTTCACGCATCATCGAACGGACGGTGCCGCTGGACCTGTTTGACCGCTTGCCCGAGGAAGTCGCCAAGGATGCCCACAAGTGGGCGCGAAACGTGGTGGCGGTGACGGATGCACTCTTGAAAGAGTTGAAGGCGAGCCACTAGAAAACCATCCCGCCGCAAGCCCGGAAGGGTTTCGGGCGGATTAGAATTGGCGCATGAAGTGCCCCCGCGTGCTGAAACACCGGGGGCGTGGCCACGCCTCTCGGAGAGTTCGGCAATGGCGAAGAAAGCATACCCAAGAAAACCATCCGCGCGCAAGCGCGACTACGACACGATCGCCGCGAAACCCGGCACAACCGAGCAGCTTGCCCGGCTTGCCGAGTACATCAGCGCCAAACACGACGGCTTGTTCGTTTCAAAGGCTCACGCACTTTCCGTCGCCGTCGATGAGGCACTGGCCAAGCGGGGTCTGAAATGACCCGCAAGCGAAGCGTCACGCTGCAATCCAACGGGGCGTATTGGCTCGCCAACTACCGCGACGAGGTTGGAGCACTCAAACGCGTATCGCTGGGGGCCAAGGCCAATCTTTCCCGCAAGGACGCCATCAGCCGATGCCACGAGATCGCGTCGGGGCTGTCCAAGGCAGGGCAACCGCTCACGCTGGTCGAGTGGGATACCCGGTACTTCGATCTGCGCACGGATCTCGGCGACGCGACGATCCGCCGGCACAAGATCGTCATGAAGCGCATGCGGGCATTCTTTGGCGACGGGGCGAAGACCAACCGCATCAGCCAGACCCAGGCCAATTCGTTCGTCGCCCATTTGCGGACCATCAGAAAACCATCCGGCGAGCCTCTGGCGAAGTTCACCATCTGGGGCAACGTCGGGCTTGCGTTCGAGATATGCGGCTGGATGGTCAAGGATGGCCGCGCCGAGGTCAATCCCTTCGAACACTGCCGCGTGCCGATGCCAAAGGTCCGCAGGCAGTGGCCCTACGTCCCGACCGAGCAGGTCGAGGAATTGATCGAGGCAAGCCCGAACGCGTCGTGGCGGCTTCTGTGGGCGTTGGCGAGGTACGCGGGCCTTCGGGCTGGCGAGATCGTGAAGCTCAAATGGGCCGACGTGGATCGATCCAAGCGACTTCTGTACGTTTGGCCGATCAAGGGCGAGGCGACGACCAAAGCCGACGCCCGGGCGGTTCCGATCGTGCCGAGACTCGAGCAATTACTGGCCGAGGGCTGGGATTCCACGCCGGAAGGGCAACCCACGGTCGTCTGGCAGGTCGACAAAGAGAACTATCGCCGCACCTGCCGCCAGATCATGGCGAGCGTGGGGGCGAAGTGGCCCAAGCCCCTACACACGCTCCGCAAGGCACTGGTGACCGACTGGAAGAATCTGGCCCCGTCGCCGGCGGTCGCCGAGTGGCTGGGCCACGACGAGGACGTCGCGGACCGGCACTACTACGCGACTTTGCCTGAAATCACGGCACTGGTGACGGGGGCCGCGCCCAAAATCGGCGCAAAATCGAGGCCTTCCCGGAGTCCTGAAAACTCGAAAAAGGCCTGATTTCTCGAAAGCCGCTGACAGGAGTTGAACCTGCGACCCGCGCTTTACAAAAGCGATCGGCCATTTCTACGCACCCGCCGCATCGAATGAAAAACGCCTGTTTTTGCAGGCGTTTCCCCTCCCGAGTACGTCGGCGATACGTCGGCGATACAGACTCAATACGGACGGACGCGCAAAGGATCGCGCAAAAACTCAGTCACAGAGCAGCACGTCATAAGCGCCGAGGAATGAAACGAAGTCAGAGTCTTCGGTGAATCCGTCGTCGTTGAAGTCGGCGCCGACCGAGAGCAGCCGCTCGTAGTGCCACTTGTCCAAGCGTAACTCGCAGATTGTGATATTACAATTTCGCGTTCGTAAAGATTGCAATTCGCTGGACTTACAATCTTGGCTCCAGAAATACTCGGATTTTACGTTTTTTCCGCTTGCGATATACCAAGATTGTGACGTATCTTTCCGCCATGCGGGACACGATTCGACACAAGACCATCGGAATCCGGCCGGACCAGCACGACCAACTCAAGAACGAGGCGCACGAATACCGCGCCAGCTTGATTCAGACTCTCGATGCGATGATGCACGTCTGGTCGAAGGCTCCGGCCCAGACGCAGGCCGTCGCAATGTCCCGATCTCCACGGCGCGCCCCTAGCCACAAGTCACCGAAACCCAAGACCAATCGCGCCGTGTAAACACGCGGCGGGTGCAGTAAAGCTCCCGCCGCAATTCTCCTCTCGGCCAGCGTCGGTGCGGAATTGACGCTGGCTATTCCGGGTTCACCAGCACAGAGAACGAGTCGCACTGAAATGCGATCGGTGTCTCTGCGCAAAAGGGGTTTTGAAATGTGCGAGACATTCTCTGGAATTCTGTTCCGCAACGACGACTGGCGCTGGGCACCCGAGTACACGGACCATTACTCGGTGATGATTCGTGCTTGGAAGTTGAAAGAGGCCGCAGGCATCGCAGGCGGTTTCGTTCCTCCGTCCGCGATTGCCGACCAAACGAAGTGGGCGAAGTTCGAATTCACTCCCAAGGGCTACAAGACCGAGAAGGTTGAGTGGGACAACGTCGAGGGCTACACGCTTCGTATCGACGAAGACATTACTCCAGAGTGGCTTACTCAGGACAAGCTCGACAAACTGACGAAGTCGCTCAGGCACGAAGTCGGCAAGATGATCATTCGCGACAAGCGAGACCTCCTTCTTGGCGGCGTGTACATCCTGGCTCGTGGCGCTGACGTCGGCGAGCTTCAATCGTGCCGAGTGGTTGCCATGACTGGCGACGCGCAGGTCGGCGTGATGCGGGGAACCTCGCAGGTCGGCGAGATGTGGGGAACCTCGCGGGTCGGCGTGATGCGGGGAACCTCGCAGGTCGGCGTGATGTGGGAAACCTCGCAGGTCGGCGTGATGCGGGGAACCTCGCAGGTCGGCGAGATGTGGGGAACCTCGCAGGTCGGCGAGATGTGGGGAACCTCGCAGGTCGGCGTGATGCGGGGAACCTCGCAGGTCGGCGAGATGTGGGGAACCTCGCGGGTCGGCGTGATGTGGGAAACCTCGCAGGTTCCAGGCGGCAAGAAGCCCGACAATGACAAGCGAGACGAGGTGCCCCAGTGACCACTTTCGCACTTCCGCAGATCAAGGGGCAGGATCTCATCACCAACTCGCGCCGGCAGAAGTTCCAGACCTGCAATCGCAGGCACTTCTACGAGTACGAGCTCGGCGTTCGTCCCGACAACGACCCTTCGGCGCTCCGAATCGGAGGAACCGTCCACAAGTCGCTGGAAGCGTTCTGGAACGGCGACGGACACGCGGGCGCAATGCAGCCGATCTTTGCAAACTACGAGACGCTGCCGCCCTGGTGCAACACCGACGAGCAGATGTTGGACTGGCAATACGAATTTGGCACCGTGATCGAGTTGATGGACGGATACATCCGCCACTGGAACGACTCGACGCCGAAGGCTGTGGCGGTCGAACTCGAATTCAACCTGCCGATTCTGAATCCCGACACCGGCGCGAAATCCCGTACGTTCAACATGGCCGGCAAGATCGACGCGATCGCATATATGCCGATGCTCGGTGCTCGCTTGGCTGTAGTGGAGCACAAGACCACCGGCGACGACATCAGCCCAGGAAGCGACTACTGGCGCCGGTTGCGCATCGACTCGCAGATCAGCCAGTACATGAACGCCGCGCGTCGGCTCGGGCATGAAGTCGAGACGGTTTTGTACGACGTCATCAAGAAGCCGGGAATGCGCCCGTACAGGGCGACTCCGATGGAGAGTCGCAAGTACAAGGCGGACGGCACGCTGTACGCCAATCAGCGCGAGCACCCCGAAACACCGGACGAATGGCGTGCGCGACTCGCCGAAGATATTGCGCAGCGGCCGGATCACTACTACCAGCGCGTCGAGATTCCACGGCTCGATTCTGACCTGAAAGAGTTTGAGGCGGAGATGTGGCAGACGGCGGAAATGCTCCGCGAAGCGAAGAACAAGAACCGCTGGCCGCGAAACACTGGCGCGTGCATCGGGTTTGGCAGGTGCCCGTATCTGGACATCTGCGCCACCGGGATCGACATCAGCAGCCTGCCGCTTGGCATGAAGCGGCTCGACAACGTCAATCCAGAACTTTCAGGAGAACGGGAATGAGCCCAGCACCAGCAGCGCCGCCCAAGACGGCAACGAAGCCGGCGGCAATCCGCGAGTTTCAGACGTTTACCGCATCGGTTCCGCACCCGCGAATGGTTTACTACGGCGTGGAGGGATTCGGCAAGACGACGCTGCTTGCCTATGCCGACGATCCGCTCATCATGTCGGCCCGCGACGAAACCGGCGTGAAGCGGCTTGTCGATTCCGGTCGCGTTCCCGACAAGGTGCCGCCCGTTGTCCAGATTGAATCATGGCAAGAGCATCTTGATTGGCTGGACGACTTGATCGGCAATCCGCGCGGGCGCAAGACGATCGGGCTCGACACCATCGGCACGTTCGAGCGATTGTGTCACGAGCACGTTTGCAAACGCGACTTCAATGGCGAGTGGGGCGAGCGCGGATTCGGTTCGTTCCAGAAGGGATACGACGTCAGCGTGAGCGAGTGGCTCAAGATGCTGGGTCGGCTGGAGAAGCTGAACAAGCAGGGCATCACGATCATCTTGCTGGGGCACGCTCGCATCAAGACGTTCAAGAACCCGGTCGGCGCGGACTTCGATCGGTACGTCTGTGACGTTCATGACAAGACTTGGGCAGCGACGGCGCGATGGGCGGATTGCGTGTACTTCGGCAACTTCCAAACGGTCGTCACTTCAACCGACGTCAAGAAGAAGGGCAAGGGCATAGGCGGCACCGAGCGAGTGGTCTACACGCAGCGTCGCGATGCGTGGGACGCCAAGCCCGGATACGCAGTTCCCGAATTCATCGACATCCCAGCAGACCACACGAAGGTTTACGACACGATTTTCAACGCCATCAACGGCAAGGAGTGATTTTGTCAACGACGTACCACAAAGATTGCAGCCTCATCGGAGCGACGGCCACGGCATCAAGCAAGGGAACCGCCGGCATCGCGCTTGAGTTCAATGTGCCAGAAATCGGACGCCGAACCGTTGTGCTCTGGCTTTCCGACAACGCTTGGGAGCACAGCGAGAAGAAGCTGGTAGCGCTCGGATTCAACGGATCGTTTGAGAATCCTGAATTCACGAACGCCGAAGCCGTGGAGCTTGCCGCGACGGAAGAGGAATACGAAGGCAAGACACGCGACAAGTGGGACATCGCGCCGGGCGGATTCACCGTCACGCCCGCCGCTCCCGACGTTCTTCGCCAGCTTTCCGCACGTTGGCGAGCGACGCACAAGACGGCGACTCCTGCCAAGTCCGCGGCACCCAAGGCACCCGGCAAGGCACCGTCAAAAGCACCCGAGAAGCCCGCGTCGACCGCCACCAACAAGGACGACGCTTGGGAGGAGTACAAGCAACTCTGCCCCGGCAAGGACGAGAGCGAAGTGACCGAGGCCTTCTACGCCAGCATCGAGAAGGTCGAGGGCGAATCTGGCCGCAAGGAAGCGAAGTTCACCCCGGCAGACTGGCAAGCCGTTGTCGGCGACTGCATCCCGTTCTAGCCCCCAACCCCACCGGCGCGATCGTTGTTGAACGACGCGTCGGATTCACGACTCGCACTCCGCACCGGGGACACCTGTTGCGGCGGCATCACTAACCAAGAAAGGTCCCCATGCCCGCAACACAAAGTAAAACTCAGGTTCAACGCGCTGCACAACTCGGAGGCGTTTCGGTTTCAACGGTCCGCCGAGCCAAGTTCGTCAAAGACACTTCGCCGGGACTCGCCCAAGAAGTTTTTGACGGAAAGTGGTCAATGGCCTCTGCGTACCGAGCAGCCAAACAACTCAAGCCTTCACGCTGATTTCGATACGCCACTTTCCTACCGGGAGCGAAGATGGACTTTCACGACGTTGCCAATGCGTACAGGATGATGAATACCGAGGAATTCGCCGCGCTCAAAGACTCCATCAAGAAGAACGGCGGAGTGCGCGAACCGATCGTGGTACAAGGTGGCACGATCATTGACGGTCGCAATCGGTGGAAAGCGTGCGAAGAACTTGGCATCGAGTGCCGGACAATCGAATATGACGAAGCGACGCACGGCACGGACATAGCCAGCTTCGTTCGTGACGCCAACTCTCATCGGCGACACCTGACAATGGCGGAACGACTCGCTGCCGGCAAGAGGCTGCTTGAAGTGTTCAAGGCGGAAACCAAGGCCAAAGAACACGATCGCAAGGCCGCAGGGACGACTTTGGTAAATTTACCAAAGTCGAATTCTGCCGTACGAGCGGCCAATGCGGTTGGGCTTTCCGAAAAAACTATTCGTCAGGCTGCCGCCCTTGAAAAGAAGTCGCCAGAGCTTTCCAAGCAGGTTGACGCCGGCAAGCTGTCCCTCAACGCCGCCGTGAAGCAATCTAAAGCCCCGCCCAAGCCCGAGCCCAAGAAGGACGGCGCCGGGCGCGAGATCACGAACCAAGCCCTCAAGGACGCGATGGCAGCCGCCCCGAAGTTGTCCGAGATCGGGCGACTGATCGACGAAGCACGCCGCGGCATCGAGGCACTGGTCGGCCAGCCCATTGCGGCTCATCTTGTCCACCAAAAAATCATCATCGACCTGGGCAATGCGAAGTCGGCCGTTCTTTGGGGAATGCCGTTCACCGAATGCCCGTACATGCCCAACTGCAAGCGTGGCTGCAAGGTTTGTGGTGGCGCGCAGTGGGTGAACAAGGACAAATGGAAGGCCGTTCCGCAAGACATTCGGGAGGCAAAGAGCAAGTGAATCTCCGGCCGTACCAATCTCGAGCAATCGAAGCGGTTGTCTTGGCGCTCAAGGCTTCTGTGTCGACGCTACTTGTTCTTCCAACCGGAACCGGAAAGACGGTCGTGTTCTCGCACCTGATCCACCAGACGCCCGGCCGGGTGCTGGTGGTTGCTCATCGCGAAGAGTTGATTTATCAGGCCGCGCACAAGATCGAAGCGGTCACTGGCGAACACCCCGACATCGAAATGGCGGCACTCAAGGCCGACGCGAGCCTGTTCAAGAAGCGCCGCGTGGTCGTGGCGAGCAAGGATTCGCTCGTCGCGCCACGTGGCGAGGGTCGCCGGTTCGAGAAATTCAAACCCGATGAATTCTCGCTCATCATCGTTGACGAGGCGCACCACGCTACCGCACCAACATACCGCCTGATCTTTGATTACTTCAAGGCCGCGAAGATATTCGGCGTGACGGCAACGCCGGACCGTGCCGACGAAATCGGACTCAAGCAGGTATTCGAGACAGTCGCGTTCGACTACGAGATCGAAGACGCGATCAAGGACGGGTGGCTTGTTCCGATCAAGCAAAAGTCAGTCGAAGTGCAGGGCCTTGATTACTCCACGGTTCGTACAACAGACGGCGACTTGAACGCCACCGACGTTGCCGCCGTTCTCAGCAAGGAAGAGCTGCTGCATCAGTTCTGCGACGCGACGCTTCGAGAGTGTGGCGACAAGCGGACAATTGTATTCGCGCCGCCGGGCTTCAACAAAGACGCCGACGACCCGTTCCGGGTCAGCGAGCGGATCACTGAGATCCTGAATCGGCACAAGCCTGGTTCGGCCCGGCTTGTATGGCAGAAGACAGAGAAAGCAGACCGCAAGAACACGCTCACAGACTTCAAACAGGGTGGATTCCAGTACCTTGTAAATGTCGGAGTTTTCACCGAAGGATTCGACGAACCCGGCATCGAGTGTGTTGTCATGGTTCGGGCAACCAAGAGCCGCGCCCTCTACGCGCAGATGCTCGGCCGCGGAACACGTCCGTTGCCCGGCTTGGTTGACGGCGTAGATTCAAAGCCGGATCGCATCCGCAACATCGTGCGTTCGAAGAAGCCGTCCGTTCTCGTGCTGGACTTTGTCGGCAACAGCGGACAACACAAGCTCATCACGCCAGCCGACATTCTCGGCGGACGGCTGGACGATCGGGTTCTTGAGCGTGCGAAGCAGATCGTTCAGCAGAAGGGCGGAAGCGTCCAGGCCGCGATCGACGAGGCAAAGCACAAGATCAAGGAAGAGGACGAGCTCGCGAAGCAGCGTGCCGCACAGAAGCGTGCCGAGGCGAAGGCTCGCGCCGCGTATTCGACGAACGAGGTCTCTCCGTTCAACGCTGCCGACCTTGCCCCGTCGCGTCGATTCCAGAGTAACGGCAACACGCCCGCGACTGAGAAGCAGATCGCTTTCCTTGCTCGGTACGGAGTGGACGGTCGCGGAATGAGCAAGCCGGAGGCGGGTCAACGCGTCGGTCGGATCATCGACGGATTCAAAAGGAAGGTGAAGTCTTGATTTGCCCACGCTGCAAACTTCGCAAATGCCGCGACGGAGGCGGAACGTGCTGGGAATGTTTGCCGCCGCGGGATGGCGACGGGTACGGAGTCGGCTCTGGAATCAGTTCGTTCGAGCAGAATGACCCACGCACCATCGCCGAGAACATGGAACGGGGAAGGAAGCGCGAGAAGGCACGAACGCCGGGGAGGTATGCGTAATGCCAGCACCGCCCCCTCCACCACAGAAGCCGCCACTGTTCAAGGGTCAAGTGGTCTACGTGCGTTGCGTCACAGTGATGCCAGCGAGAGAGCGATACGAGGATCCGACCGAGTGCATTTTGCAGCCGTGCGACAAGGGCGGCAAGCCGACAAGCGAAGCGTGGTTCTATCTGCCCGAGAAGTGTGCGATTCCAAAGACCGCGATCAGGAGTGAAGTTTCATGAACGACAACTACATCAGGGCGACAAGAACGACCCGCTGCCCGATATGCCGCAAGCCGGACTGGTGCCTGATCGCACGCGACGGTTCGGCGGCAATCTGCCCACGCACACCCGAAGGCGGCAAGTGGCTCGGCGAAGCCGGCTTCTTGCACAAGCTCACGGACGCAGAGCCGGCGCAATTCAGCAGCACTCGCAACGTCTATGTCGCACCACGGGCAGACTTCAAGGCCGACGAAGCGGCCGAGGCAATGCAAGCCGTCGTCAACAGCGACGACACCGGACTTGTTGAGTACGCGTCGCAACTCGGGCTGTCGGCCGACTCTCTCCACGCGCTCGGCATCGGGTACTTGCGCCGCGAGTCGGCGTTCTCGTTCCCGATGAAGGACCACAAAGAGAACGTCATCGGTATCCGCTTGCGTGGCTGGGATGGTCGCAAGTGGGCGGTGAACGGCAGCCGAAGCGGACTGTTCGTTGGTCCAAAGCGGTCTGGCCCGTTGTTTATTGGAGAAGGGCCAACCGACACGGCAGCATTGATCGACCTCAAGTGCTGGGCGCTCGGCCGTCCGTCGTGCATGGGCGGCACCGTCGAAACGATCAAGTATGTCCAGCGACACCGGCCATCCGCCGTCGTCATCGTGAGCGACCGCGACGGCCCTGGCGTCGTCGGCGCCGAGAACTTGGCCGATGCGCTTTGGTCGCACGTTCCGGCCGTCCGCATCATCGAACCGCTTGTCGGCAAGGACATTCGCCAATGGCGGATTCAGGGCTGTACGCCGCGGCAACTTGAGCAGGTTGTTCTCAACTCGGTCCAGTGGGCACGGAGGGCAGCATGAAAGGGTTTCTACGTGAGCGATTCGGCATCTTCGACATGCGGGTCTCGGCGAGGAAGTGGCCGCGCATTGACGGGGGGCGATGGTTCGTGCGGGTCGGCAATCAGGAGGCTTACACGAAGTCGTTTGTGGGCGCGATTTGGTGGCGGTGGAGCAATCGAAAGGCGGCAGCATGAAGAAGAAGCGAGTAAACAGTCGCGCCAAGGGCGCACGCATCGAACTTGAAGCCGCGAAGATGCTTTGCCGTCTCGGATTCAAAGCCGAGCGCAACGCACGCAATGGCAAATCAACCGCCGACCTTGACCTGTCGCGGTGTCCGGTGTTGTCCCGCATTCACCTTGAGGTGAAGGGCGACAAGAACATGGACCTTGAAGGGGCGTTCAGGAACAAGACGTTCGTACAGGCCACAGACAACGCAAACGGCAAGCCCGTTGCGATCCTGTGGAAAAAAAACTTCCGTCCGTGGGTCCTGACGTGGCGAGAAGGTGCGATGGTGTTGCACTCGACCGAAATCAAGGAAGCCGTCGGGCGACTCGTTTAGCGTTCCAGCGTCGGAACGCTGGACTGTGCGGTTTACGAACTCTGCGAAAGGAACGGTGCGGAATGAGCGGGAAGACGATTGACGTAGAGGCGGGCGACACGTTCACGGTTAGCAGCAACGGAAGGCCGTGGCAGTATCGCAATGGTCAGTGCCGAGGAATGGGAGACGTTAGTTTCACCATGCTCTCGCGGGCAGCGGGAGAACAGACCATCGCGCGCTGCCAGTTTGAAGACATTGCGGAAATGGCGGGCTATTCCATCGTCGAGCGGATTGAGATTCCGCGCCCCGTCGTCATCACGCACGGCGTTCTGGCCGCTTCCCGAAAGGACGTGTTCACCTACGTCGGCACAGAGGCGGGATGTCACGACATGGCGAACGACCGAACGCGCGTCGTCCCCGTCCGCTTCGGAGGTGCGAGCAATGGGTAATCCCTTGTCAGTCCTCTACCCCCAAACGATCGCCGCGTGCCCGGAGGCGGAAGTGCCTGGTCTGTGCCGAGAAGCGAATCCGGACGGCTGGATGATCGCCGGTCGGTACATCGACGACACACACGCCGAGCTTCTCGTCGAAGCGCACTGGACGCGGCTGCTCCACAAGCGGAATTGGTACGTCGAATACCGCAACTACCTGTTCGCCGTTTACACCGAGATTGGCTTTCTGATCGTGGTTCGCCCCACCCTCCTCGAAGCCCTCAGCGCCGCGATCGTCGCGGGGAAGGGGGAGAGCCATGCCATCTGACCTCACCGGCACCGTCACCCACTCGCACGACCCGAAGCCGCCGGAGTTGCCGCCGCTGCCGGAGGCGATATTGCTCCGCGCCAGTCCGGGCTTCGATGGTTGGGACATCGTCACCGTGGACGACAGAGAGGCTGTCGCGTCCGATGCGAAAGTCGAAGAAGCGTGCGGCTTCGCCACCCGCATCGTCACAATTCAGCCCCCACCATCGGCGCGAGAGGTGAGCGATGCGGAGGTTGCGAAGATCATACGTGACGCCGGAGTCGCCTACCCGAACTGGACCGACAGTGAAATGCTCCGCAATTTTGACGTAACGGCCAAGTGCGTCCGCGCCGCCCTCAAAGGAGCCGCACATGCAAAGTGAAGCGGAGAACGACAAACCCATTGACCTGATCGCGACC